TTGCATCAGACTTGAGTGGTAATGAAGTTGCTGTTCCATCATCACACATGATGTTACGTACTATATTACGTAATGACCAATTGGCTTACCCATGGTTCGCTCCAGCAGGCACACGCCGTGGTATCATTGACAATGCATTGAACATTGGTTACTTAGATTCAACAACAGGTGAATTTATAACTACCAAAACACGTATTGGTATTCGTGACACATTATATGTGAACTTCATTAACCCAATGGTGTTCTTCACAGGTCAAGGCTTATTGAACTACGGTAACAAGACTAGTTATGATTCATCATCTGCACTAGACAGAGTTAACGTTGCTCGTTTAATTGCTTACGTTCGTAGACAATTAACATTAGCGGCTCGTCCGTTCGTATTCGAACCTAACGATGCTTTAACTAGAGGACAAATTCAAGGTGTTGTACAAACATTGATGGTTGATTTAGTTGCTAAACGCGGCATCTATGACTATCTAGTTGTGTGTGACGAAAGTAACAACACACCAGCTCGTATCGATAGAAACGAATTATGGATTGACGTTGCATTAGAGCCAGTCAAGGCTGCTGAATTCATCTATATCCCAGTTCGTATATTGAATACAGGGGAATTAGCGGCTATATAAAATAATGCCCGAAAGGGCATTATTATATAACGATAAATAGAAATAACAGGAGAAATAAAATGGCAATAGCCTCACAATCACTAGTTAACATGACAGTAGCATCTGATAATGCTGGCGGTAACGCAGGCTTATTAATGCCTAAACTACAATACCGTTTTAGAGTTAACTTTCTAAACTTTGGTGTTGATTCTGACACTGTAGTTTTAACTAGACAAGTAATCGACATTACACGTCCTAACTTATCATTCGCTGAAATCGTTTTACCTATATACAACTCTACAGTTAAATTAGCAGGTAAACATACATGGAATGACATTACTGTTAACTTACGTGATGACGCCGCAGGTGGTGTATCTAAACTAGTTGGTCAACAGTTACAAAAGCAATTAGACTTTGTTGAGCAGGCTTCTGCGGCAGCAGGTCAAGACTATAAGTTCCAAACTAACATTGAAATCTTAGACGGTGGTAACGGTGCAACTGTTCCTACAGTTTTAGAAACATGGGAACTATATGGTTGTTTTGTTAAGACAGCAAACTACAACACATTAAACTATGGCACAAACGAAAACGTAACAATTCAATTAGCAATTACTTACGACAATGCAGTTCAGTCTCCATTAGCAAGTGGTGTTGGTACAGATGCGGCACGTTCTATCACAAGAACACCATCTGGTATAACATCAGGTATTGGTGGCGCACAATAAGTCTAAGGATATATAATGTCTGGTGGACCTTGGGCTCAAAGCCAGTTACGCAATGCCGTAACTGGTTTTTTTGGTAATCCATATCTACGTGATTATACTCACGCAAGTAAAACGTTTAGGCCAGACAGCTATGCGCTGTCTCCTAAACTCAAATTCCTATTCCATGTCGTATTCGACATAAATCAAAATGTTTATAACACAATAAACAATCCAAGTGTATTAGTCAAAACTGTAAAATTACCTAGTGTAAATTTTGATGTTGCAACAATGAATCAATATAATAGAAAAAGACTAATACAAACTAAAGTAAAATATGATCCAATTGATATTACATTCCATGACGACCACTTAAACGTCATTGCAGGACTGTGGTATCAATATTTTACATATTATTACAAAGATGCATCAAATCCTGATGTAATATTCAACGGCAAGCGTGGCAATCAACCAGTTTTTGATTACAATGCCGGTGGAACTAATTCTGCTAAAACAGATTCGATATATACTGAACGAACACAATACAAACCATCAATCACTGATAATACTGATTGGGGTTATATAGGAGATGGTGTACAATCAACCAGTCCTGATCCAACTAAAGTACCTTTCTTTAACAATATTACAATCTTTGGTATGGGGCGCCATAATTGGTCATCACATACATTAATAAACCCTGTCATTACACGTTGGTCACAAGATACATATGCGTATGACCAAGGTAATGGTACTATGGAAAATACCATGACGTTAGACTATGAAACAGTAGTTTATAGACAAGGTAATCTTGATGGTAACGCACCATCTAATATTATTGCGGGATTTGGTGAACAAGAATATTATGATAGAGAAGTAAGTCCTATAGCAATTCCAGGTAGCAACTCTAACATTCTTGGTCAAGGTGGTTTAGTAGATGCCGCCGGCGGAGCAATTAAGAATTTAGGGAACGGTAATTTCTTGGATGCAATTCGTACAGCAGGTGTTACATATAATTCATTTAAAAATAAAAACATCAATGATGTAATTCAGGGAGAAATTACAAGAGGCTTATCAAGTGTGCTAAATGCTAGTAGTAACCCTACAAGAAATCAAACATGGGATATTCCTAGATATGGTGACTCTGGTAGTGGTACAGGAACCGCAGGTACACCTTATCCGGCAAGATCACAACCATCACAGATAGAACGCAATATCAGTGGACTAGTTGATAATGCTAGGGCGGCAGGAACGGCAGCAGTAGATGCATTTAATAACTTCAGTTTTAGAGGAAATGCAGGAGCACAAAATCCTAACCCAACATCAGGCGCGCCTAATGACTTAGGAGATTTCTATGGCTAAGATAGTAGATTTAACAAATAATTTAGACAGAACATTGAGAATATACGACCAATTTTATTCATACAACTCAATCGTCAATCCAGACGAGTTTGATGTTGTTAATGGATATTTTTTAAGCGTATGTGATACTAAATCGGTAGCAGGCAACTTTACTGCATCTATATTCAGAATATCACAAACTACAGGCATACCTGCGTTAAGTCTTTTAGAGCAAATCAAAGGTGCAAATAACAAACTAGAAATGAATAAAATCATTTGTTATTTTCTAAACACCTTAAAAAATAAATCAGCATTATATGGTGTAGCACAAATTCCTAGACCTAACCAGTCAGTGTCACGTAACATTCTTCAATAATCATGGGAAATTGGGCACAAGGAATTTACGAAGTTAAGAACCCTGAAAAATATGTAGGCAAACACAAACCTAAATATCGTAGTGGTTGGGAATTAACTTTTATGACGTTTTGTGACAACAACAAAAATGTTATATACTGGGCTAGCGAAGCACTATCAATTCCATATAGAAATCCATTAACAGGCAAACCTAGTAATTATATCCCTGATTTTTTTGTTGTTTATCAAAATAAACGCGGACAAAAAATTGCAGAAGTAGTTGAGATTAAACCCAAAAAACAAAGTCTTATAGAAAGCCGCACTGCAAGCGCAAGAGATAGAGCAGTGGTGGCAGTTAACCATGCAAAATGGCAAGCCGCAACAGCATATTGCAAACAACAAGGGTACACATTCAGAGTCATCACCGAAGATGACCTTTTCTACAATGGTCGTAGAAAGTAAATAAATACTTTCATGACCAAAAAACTTGAAGAATTATTTGAACTTCCTGAACAGGAAAAAGAAGTAAATGAGTCTTTCATTGAGAAAGCCGAATTTCAAGCCATAACCACTGAAACTCTCAATAACTTAGAAAAAATTGAAAATGCTTTACCTCAAGTAAAAGGACTTGAAGCAAGTGACGGTGAGATGGATGAACTAGCTAGTTTAGCTACAAGCAGTTACAAAGATTTAATGGACTTAGGTATGCAAGTTGATAGTAGATTTGCTAGTGAAATCTTTAACAGCGCCAGCAGTATGTTAGGACATGCTATTACAGCAAAGACTGCTAAGTTAAACAAAAAGTTAAAAATGATTGATTTGCAGTTAAAGAAGGCACAATTAGACCATAAGATGAGTGAAAAAACTGAAGAATTAGATAACACCCCGGTTGGTTCTGGTCAAACATTAGATAGAAATGAACTGCTTAAAATGCTGAACGTAAAAACAGCAGATAAATGATAAATAATAGATACAGGATTTACGAAATGAGAAGCCTAAAACAATACATTGCCGAAAGTGTAAAATCATATAATTACACTATTAAAATCGCAGGTGAGATAGATAAGAACTTTTTAGATTTGTTCAAATACAATCTAAACAAGTTTGAACCTATTAAGATTAGCGATGCTAAATCAACACCTATACAAAAAGATCCATATGGATTTCCTAATTTACAAAATCAACCTATAACAATTATCAAAGCAGAATTTAGATATCCTGCTACAGAGCCAATGATTCAACAAATTGCTCAATTGTTAGGTTACAATGTAAACATGGTTCGTGTAATTAGTTCACAGTTTGATGATAGTATCAACAGTGAAGCAGATGCATACGCAAATGAAATGCGTGAAAGTCCAATTCTAACACACGAAGAAATGGGTGAACAACCCGGTGCTAAAGAAGCAAGCAAAGAATACGCAGACTCTTATTTACAAAGCATAAAGAAGCAGTCAGCAGGTAATCAAATTAAAATGGATTATGCTACTAAGGAAACTAAAGATGCATTTGATCCATGGAAGCCGTATCTACCCGATGCATCATTGGGTGCCAAAAGCCCTATGACAACAATCACACGCCCAGCAAAACCAGAGACTGGCGCTAAAATCAACAAGTAAGGATAACTAAAATGAGTTTCAAAGATATTCTATCAAAATTAGACCAATTAAGCGAGGGTGATGTTAAGCACACAGGTACTTATGGTAATAGCTATGGTAAAGAAGATGTTCGTGACCAATATGGCCAACGTATAGGTAAAATAGATAAGGGTGCTGACGCTAAAAAAGATGCACCTAAAAAAGGTCGTGGACGTCCTAAGAAGGGCGCCGATGATTCAGGTGAAGTAAAAACATACGACACTAAATCATTAGGTTCAGTATTTGGCGGTGGACAAAAACCAAAAGGTCAAGTAGGTAAAGTATCTAAGAAGCATTCATTAAAAGAATACTTTGACCAGATAGATAAAGAATTAAACGAAGGTGCATTAGATGCAGTTCGCGGCCGTATGCAAACTGGGCAAGGTGGCACATTAAATAACATTCGTTCCAATATGCAACAAAGTGGTGCTGGCATGCCTAGCGTTCAGCGCACAGGTCAAGCTGTACAGCAACGTTTGGGTGCAATGGCTGGTAAGCCTGTAGGTGAAGCTGAACAAGTTACAATGGAACCAGCTAAACAAAATACACAAGTTATTAAACAAGGTACTAAAACATTAGGTACTGTATCAAATCCACAATTAGCCGCACAGATTAAACAATCTATCGGTAAAGGTGAAATGAGTTTAGCAGGTGATCAATTAGGTGAAGAAGATATAGGCAAGCATAATAATGCTACTACAGGTTTTGCCGCATTGGTTAAGAAACTAACACCTAAGTATGGTGCTGAAGCCGCAAAACGTATTGCTGGTGCACAATTAAAGAAAATCAAAGAAGCTGATTTACCACCACACGATGGTTTGATGGGTGCAGGCCTAGGCGCCGGTCGTAATCAAGGTGTAGTAGAAGGTCGTGCTAAGGCTGACAATAAAGCTGAAAAAGCAGGTAAAAAAGTTACTAAAGACTTAGAATACGATATGTATCACAAAGGTAAAGATGATAACAAAGCTGAAAAGGCTGGTAAAAAAGTTACTAAAGACATTGAGTATGATGAGAAACATAAAACCAATGAAGCTAAAAAGCCAGATGCTAACAAGAATGGTATACCTGACTATGCAGAAGATGGTAAGGGTAAAAACGATTTGAAGAAAAAGAAAGTTAAAGAAGGTATGGATCATAAACTAAAAGCCGCACATCATGCGGGTAAAGCACATGCTCTATCTAAGCAAGGTTACAATTGCTCATATGATGACATGGAAGAATCACGTTGCTACCATGAAGGCTACAAAGAAGGCCTAGATGAATGCTACGGTCAAATGCCAATTCAAGGCTATGTAGGAGAAATGGGTCAATCAACAGTAGATGATATGGCTAGCTTCGGAGCACATACACCTGAAGTAGAAGAAGGTAATGCATTTACAGCCGCACTAAAGAAAACACCACACGGTGGTAAATTTAGTTTAGGTGGTAAGTCATTCACTGATAACAGCAACATCGAAGAAATGGATTCAATGTTTGAATCATGGGATAATCAATTAGGTTCTTTATTAGAAGAATACCAAGAAATACAAGAAGGCATGACTGTATCTATCAGCAAAGGTCAACAAGGCCAGCCTGATTCAGTAAGTGTATCAGCACAAGATAGTGAAGCTGACCAATTATTAAACATCATTAAGCAAGCTGGTTTAGGATTATTTGGTGGTGAAGAACAATCTCATGCAGGACATTCAAGTGCAATGTCATTACAACCATCTGACGGTGGACCAGAAGGTGCTACTGAAATTGGTGTAGTCGGAGATCATGACGGCATGATGGACTTGATTAAAAAAGTTACCGGTGGTGCTCCTGAAACGCCTAAACAAGGCTTTGATAATTCAGATGAAGATTCAGAAGATGAAGAACAAGTAGACGAAGTAGAATCAGAAGACCAACAAGAATTCCAAGTAGCAGAAGATAATCCTCCTGATACTGGTGCCGCAGAATTCCAAGCTATGGATCAAGAAGTAGCAGCCGATAATGCAGCCGCAAGTTCACACGGGGGTGCTGAAAATTCTAACTTAGAAGAAGAGGAAGAGCAATGTGATGAATGCGGTATGATGGAATCTGATTGCGAATGCGACCATGACCATGAAGAAAAAGTCGAAGAATCATATGCTAATGCAGACGATGACACATTTGAAACAGATATTGATTTTATGACTAAAATCATTAGTGGTGGTTTAAATAAACAGAAATCAACAGGCCAAACAACTATACCAGTTATCGCAGGCCAAAACGACCGTGAAGGTTACAGTGTACAAGAGTCTATCGTAAGTGATTGGAAAAAACTAGCAGGTCTAAAATAAACAGATTTTGCTCTAATAATACCCGGCTTATGTCGGGTATTTTTTTGGATACAGTGATTAACCGAAAACGATAAATACTTGATAAGGTGACATAAAGATGGCTCAACGAAATATTAATTTTGGTTCATACCCTGATGATCCAGACGCAGACGCAATACGAACTGCGTTCAATAAAGTACAAAATAACTTTGATGAAGTTTATAGTGGTATTGAAGGTACTGCTGTTGCTTCTATTATTGCCGGCGCCGGCATTCAGGTAAGTAACCCTACAGGCAACGTTGTAATTACAGCTAATTTAGCATGTTTACAAGTTCATACAAGTACCCTAAGTATAGGTAGAGATACTAATGGTACGTTTGATACTTCTATTACTTCATCAAGTCAGACATTGTGGGTTGATCTTCCGGCTAACATTGCTAACATAGCAAACATAAATCTATCAGGATATTTAAGTGCCGCAGGTAATGTAACTGGCGGTAACATAGTAACAAGCGGAGTATTAACAGCAACCGGTAATGTAACCGGTGGTAATCTAGTAACAACAGGTAATGCATCAGTAACAGGAAATATAGCTGGTGGCAACATTTCTATCACTGGTGTAGGATCAATAATAGGTAATGCTAACGTAGGTAATTTAGGCACGGGTGGCTTGATAACTGCGACAGGTAATATTCGCGGCGCCAACTTAGTAACAGGTGGCGTACTTAGTGTAACCGGTAATGCTAATATTGGCAACATAGGTACAGCTGGTATTATTACAGCTACTGGCAACATTACTGGTGGTAACTTAGTAACAGGTGGTGCGTTAAGTGTAACTGGCAATGCAAACATAGGTAATATTGGTACTGGTGGATTAATTACGGCTACTGGTAACATTACTGGTGGAAATATTATAACCGGTGGAAGTGTAAGTGCTACTGGAAATGGAACATTTGGCAATATTAACGCTACATTATTTGTAGGTAACATAAGTGGTACAGGTAATAGTAACGTAGGTAACTTGGGTGCTAGTGGTTTAATTACTGTTACTGGTAATATCACAGGCGGTAATATTATCACAGCCGGCATAATGAGTTCTACTGGTAATGCTACACACGGCAACATTATTACAGGTGGATTAATTACAGCTACTGGCAACATTACTGGTGGAAATATTATTACTGGTGGTGTTATATCTGCAACTGGTAACGCTAACGTAGGTAACTTGGGCACCACTGGGGTATATGCAACTACATTAAGTAGTAGTGGTAATAGTAACGTAGGTAATTTAGGTACTGGTGGATTAATTACAGCTACTGGTAATATTGGAGGTGGCAATATTAACACAGGTGGATTAATTACAGCTACTGGTAATATTGGCGGTGGCAATATTAACACAGGTGGATTAATTACAGCTACTGGTAATATATCAACATCAGCATTTTTAAATAGTGCAAACTTATCAGTCACTGGAACTGCTTCAATCCTCAATTTAACAGTTACCGGTAACTTACAAGCCGGCGATATTGGCGTATCTAGTATTCAAAACGGTACTAGCAACGTTGACATTGTTAACGTTAGTGGCAATGTAACTACAAGTGTCGGTGGTAGTGCTAACGTTTTTGTAGTAACGGGTACTGGTTCTAATGTTAATGGATATTTAAGTGTCAGTGGTAATGCCAACATAGGTAATGTAGGAGCTACATTATTTGTAGGTAACTTGAGTGGTACTGGTAATAGTAACGTTGGCAACATTGGTGCTACATTATATGTAGGTAACTTGAGTGGTACTGGTAATAGTAACGTTGGCAACTTAGGTGTAAGTGGATTAATCACAGTAACCGGTAACGTTGACACTAGTAATTTATCAGTAAGCGGTGGTGCAAATTTAGGCAATATAGCAAATATTAAGATTGGTGGAAGCACGGGTACAAACGTTTACATCCAAGGTGATACAACTGGAAATCTTACATGGGTTTCAATAGCGTCAAGTCCACCGGGTGGTTCTAATACGCAAATTCAATTTAATGACAACAGTGTTTATAACGGTACTGCTGGTTTTACATTTGATAAGACTACTAATGCGGTATTCATCGGAAATACTCTAAGTGTAGTTGGTAATGCCAACGTTGGAAATATTGGTGCTACAAACATTGTTGGTACATTAGCAACTAATGCTCAACCAAATATTACAAGTGTTGGCACACTAGCACTTTTGATTGTTAGTGGTAATGCTAACGTAGGTAACTTAGGTACTAATGGATTAATAACTGCTGCCGGAACTATAACAGGTGGAAACTTGGCGACAGGCGGAACATTAAGCGCCGGAGGAAATGCTAACGTAGGTAATTTAGGTACTGGTGGGTTAATCACAGCTACAGGTAATATTAGTGGTGCAAACATTAATGGTACATTCTATGGTGCAGGTACTGGTTTAACAAGTATCCCGGGCGCTAACGTGACTGGAACAGTAGCCAACGCAACATATGCAACAAGTGCAGGTAGTGCTACTACAGCAGGTACTGTAACAACTAATGCTCAACCAAACATTACTTCAGTTGGCACATTAACATCACTAATTGTTAGTGGTAATGCTAACGTAGGTAACTTAGGTACTAATGGATTAATTACATCAGCCGGCAACATCACCGGCGGTAACTTAGTAACAGGTGGTGTAGTTAGTGCTAGTGGCAATGCTAGTGTGTTAGGTATTAAAACAGATAACTATTATTATGCCAACGGCGCCGTAATTAGTTTTGCTGGAACATATGGTAATAGCAATGTGGCTAGTTTCTTAGCAAGTTTTGGTAGTAATACAATCACTACTACAGGTAACGTAAGTGTTGGAAACATTATCGGTAACGGCCAAGCATTAACTGCTATTAACGGATCAAACGTTACTGGAACAGTAGCCAACGCAACAAG